TAGTAGAGAAAGTATTACAAGAGAGTAACAAATTAAATTTACCTGTTCTAATTAAGTCAACTATCTCTATTGATGGTTACGCAAAACTAGCAGGTAAGTACAGAATTACATATAGTCCAGAGTTTCTAAGACAGAGACATGCTGATGATGACATGAAAAACATCAAAGATATATTTGTAGGTGGTGCAGATGTACCATTTTGGGTAGATGTATTACGAGAGGTCTATCCTATGAGTGTTAAGATACATGAATGTTCTGTTCCAGAGATGATATTAACTAAATACATTAGAAATTCATACCTTGCAACAAAGGTTGTATTCTTCAATGAAATCAATACACTATGTAAGAAGTTAGATATTGACTATAATAAAGTGGTTTCAATGGTATCTAAAGATGATAGAGTTGGTTCTAGTCATATGAAAGTGCCAGGAGAACACGGTAAAGGATATGGTGGCGCTTGCTTTCCTAAAGATGTCAAAGCATTTTTAAAGACTGCTGAATTAGCTGCAACCAGATTATCAGTATTGAAAACAGCAGATAAAACAAACAGGCAAATACGAGGTGAGTAATGAAAAGAACATACAAGAACCTTTTTTCAGGCAACAAAACCAGATGGTTGGGTTTTGCTCTTGCTGTTGTAAGTGTTTTTATTCTATCGAGTGCTAATATTAGTACACAGTGGGTTGGTTGGTCTTTAAGTGTAGTTGCCTGTGTTATGTGGGTATACTTTGGTTATAAAGATAAAGATTGGCCGAGAATGTGTATGGAGACAATGTATATGATTTTAAGTTTGAGGGCAGTTTTCAACTGGTTAGGTCTATGAATTTTGTATGTGTATATTATGGTAAAAAATATCAAGTTGATTATGTACAACACCTTTACAATATGGTTGAAAGACATAGCTCTGTACCATACAACTTCATTTGTTTCAACAACCACGAAGACTTAGCATTAAAAGTAAAAGGTAATATAGATTATCGTAGATTTCATTACACCGACTTTGATGGCTGGTGGAATAAACTACAACTATTCTCTCCAGAAGCAGGTTTAGTAGGACCCAATCTTTATATGGATTTAGACGTAGTTGTATTAGATTCTATAAATGACCTTTTTACCTTTGGTGATGACCAAACCTTTGGTGTAATCAGAGATTTCAACCCTTCAACAAAACAGTATAACTCTTCTATTATGAAATGGAACAATACCATTGGTACGCCTTGTATATGGGAACCATATCTAAAAGAACGTGCAAAATGGGATAGGGAACAAGGAGACCAAAATGTAATGTCATTGCTTATGCAAAAACACGGCAGTCGGTGGTTAAGAACTATGCCAGATGAGTGGACTTTTAGTTACAAATGGAACAACAGAGAAAATCCACGATTCGCCAAATCTGATTGGACTTTTGAAAAGAACAGCGAATCGAAGGTGGCCGTGTTCCACGGTAACCCAAATCCACACGAATCAGACCAGGAATGGGTCAAATCCAATTGGTGTTGACAACTTGTCGCATTAAATAATTTAAAAGTGAGACCTGGTCTCAAAAAAAACTTCAAAAAAAGTGAAAATAACGCTTGCTTTCTATGTTAAACTATGGTAGGATATGTGTATATGATAAAGAACTACACAATGAAAAAACAAAAAATACTTTTAAAAAGACTAGAAAAAAGAGTTGCCTTTGCTAAAAAAGTATTGTATAGTAACCCATATAAATCGTTATTTGAAGTTACACAAATTATTAAAAACACTAACAAGGAGAAAACACACTATGAGTAAAGTTAAAAACTACTACATTGATGAAGCTGAGAAAGCTGTCGATACAATTATTACAAACTTAAAAAACAACTTGATTACAAAATCTGTTGCTATTAAAGACATCTTAGATGTCGAAGCAGTTAACTTACTTGACATTGATATACACAATGTTGACGAAGTAATCGACATGGAACTGGAGAACGCTTAATGACACTATCACAAAAAGCACTTTCAGATATTGATAACTATAATCAGTTAAGACAAGATGAAATTGACTTGGTTAATCATATTAAAGCAATTAACAAAAAGTCTAAACAAGAGATGATTGATAATCCTTCTTGGTACATTGGTATGATGGTAGAAGATTACCAACATTGGTTAGATATGGATATAACAAACATCAAACAGTTTGAAAGATACCTTGACGAAACAACTTTATATGAGGCAGTTTCAACTGCTACTACAAAGTCTTATGCAAGGACAGTATTATCAGAATCAAGTAAATGGTCAGATGAATACTTTGCAAAAGAATTAGACAAGTGGTGTAAGTCAGCAGATGATGAGATTGCTTACGAAAAAAAGATGGAAGAAGAGAATTTAGATAAATTTTGGAAGTCTATAGAAAAAAATATCAAACTTGGTGCTCCAGACAAGAAGACTGCCATTGATTGGCATTTAGCTGCTGAAGGACTTGATAAAGAAAGAGACCCAAAATATATCAACTATAGTCTAGGTATCAGTTATGATTCTATAGACTTTAGCGAACATGTGAAACAATTAAATTAACAAAAGGATTATATTATGATTATAAATGTAGGTGATAAAATACAAGATACCAAAGGTAGAGTAGGAACTATAACCAATATTGGTATTGCTACTGAACTGACAGATATAGCGGCTGAGAGTGATAACTCTTTAAATGCTCAAACATATGATACGGCTCTGAATTATACAGGTGCAGTAACATTTGGTTCTAACTGGTGTTACTTTGCACAGATAGATAAAGTATTAGAAAGTGTAGAAAAAGAAGAATCAGCAACAGATTGGATAGATAGTTAATATATGGATAACACACCAAACGAATGGGAACAAAGTATTATTGATAATGCTGTAGAGTATTCTATTTTAGAGTGGAGGTCACTTGATAGAAGTACCAAAACCATAGTTAAGACTTATAACGAAGCAAAGAATTTATTTGCAAAAACAATTAAGGAACATAGTGCTACAATAGCCTATGCAATAGATAAAAACGGTAGATATGCAAATTTAAATCATCTACCAGAATTTAAGAATGAGGATAGATATGTCAAATCAAAGACCAGGTAAGTATCAAACAAAACCAGATACTATGTCTAATGAAATGGGTGTACTTAAATTCTTCAAAATTGCAGCTGAAGAATTAAAAAAAGAAGGTAAAGAAGATGAAGCCTTTTATTTTGAACAAACTGTTGATTGGTTGCAAAGAGGAAATAGCTTGCCAAAAGACAATAAATCTGTTATAATGTGTCTAGGAATTTAACGAAAAGGAAATATATTATGAAATACAATGAAGATAAAATACTAAAAGAGATAGAAGGCTATATCAAATCAACTTATGGTCAACACTATGCTCAAGTTAAAGAAGGTGTACAAGTACAAGACTTATTAAGGTCTTGTGGTATAGACAAAGATTTTTGTCAGGCCAATGCAATTAAATACCTTGCAAGGTTTGGTAAGAAAGACGGCAGGAATAGAAAAGACCTGTTAAAAGCAGTACACTATGTTGTACTATTAATGAACTCGGAAGACCAATCCAAAGGAGATAAAAAGTGATTGATGTACTGAACCATATTGATGATGTTAAAAAAATTCGTAAGCTGATTGTATTGGGTGCAATAGACGAATCAATCAAAGCTTGTGATGTAACTATTGCTCATAATTTAAAAAAAGTGAATGAATTTGAGAAGTGGTTAGACGAAGAAAGTAAAAAAGGCGAGTAAAAGTGTGCTTTTTTTATGGGTTGCCATTTGTAGGCAATTGTGATACAATTAAGACTAATAACTAACAAAAGGATTATATTATGGCTTTCTATTCGAAAGAAACACTAAATGCTGAATTTTCAGTAGCTAAATCTAAAGACACTAAAGGCAAGAAAGAGATATACGACAATCGTATTCAATTCTTTAAAGACCACATTGAGTTAAAAAAGAATAAACCTCAATATTATGAGGGTGTTGCTATTAACTTCTCTAACTTATTACTTGGCTATCAGGCACCAAGTCCAATTGACTACTTCTACAAAGTAGGTTTTGGTAAATCATATGCTGAAGTAATGGCAGAGAAAAACAAACCTGAAATTGCGAGTGCAGATTAATGGCTATTATCTACACAAATCAATCTAGTGGTGCAATTCGTAAGGCAAAGAATAAGAAGCCTACGAGAGCATATCAACTTGCTTTGACTAAACACATTAAGTGG